TTGGTGGCTTAGTTTCTGGCGGAACTGGAATTACAGCAACCTATAATGATGCTGGAAATACAGAAACAATTAGTATTACAAATACTGGAGTCTCTGCTGGAACATATGGTTCTGCAACAAAGACATCAACAGTTGCAGTAAATGCCCAAGGACAATTAACTTCTGCATCACATCAAGATATTGCAATTCCATCTACACAAATTACTGACTTTACAGAAGCAGTACAAGATGTTGCTGGAGCAATGGTATCTACTAATACAGAAAATGGTATTGCAGTATCATATGACGATACTTCAGGTAAATTAAACTTTGATGTATCCGATTTTGATATTACATTAACTGGAGACGTAACTGGTAGCGGAACAGTAACAAATCTAGGAAACGTAAGCTTTGCAGCAACAATTCAACCAAACTCAGTAGAGCTTGGTACAGATACAACTGGTAATTATATAGCAACAATTGCTGGAACAGCAAATCAAGTAACAGTGACTGGCTCAGGATCAGAAACAGCAGCTGTTACAGTAGGCTTACCAGATAACGTAGAAGTTGTTGGAAACTTAAGAGTTGGCGGCAACTTAAATGTTGTTGGAACAGTTAATTCTGTAAATACAACTCAAGTAAATATTGTTGATAATAAGATTAATCTTAATACAGACTTTACAGGAGCACCAACTACAGACGCTGGTATTCGTGTAGAGCGTGGAACATCTGCTGATGTTGAAGTATTATGGAATGAGTCCTCAGATAAGTGGACACTTACAAATGATGGTACAAACTACCACTCAATTGCCAGAAAATTTACTTCAGACATAACAACAACAACCGAAGCCCCATTCACATTTGTGGCAACACACAATTTAGGAACAAGAGACGTTACAGTACAAATTTTTGCAACATCTTCTCCATGGAACCAAGTTGAATGTGATGTTGATCTAACCTCTACATCACAAGTAACTCTAACATTTGCAACACAGCCAACAGCTGGTGCATATAGAGTAGTTATTGTAGGATAATCGTGGCTAGACAATTTCTAACCCCACTTACATTAGCGCTATTAGAAGAAAATCCAGCTAGCCCAATTGCTGGACAAATTTATTATAATACGACAGAACAAACAATCAAAGCGTATAACGGAATTGTTTGGTACGATGTAGCTGGACCTAAAGAAATTCTTGAGCACACTCACGGAACAGATGGCGCAGTAAATGAAGTGTTGTTTGCAGATTACGTTGATGAAGATAGAGTCTTTGCAAACTCTGGAAACATAGCTTCAAGTTTTATATATGATTATATTGATGGGGGTGGTGCATAATGGCAATTAGAATTCAATTACGCAGAGACACAGCAGCAAATTGGACTTCAGCAAATCCCGTTCTGGCTAACGGAGAAATGGGTATTGAGACAGATACCTTAAAAGCTAAAATAGGTAATGGCTCTGCCGCATGGTCAACAAGACCATATATAAACGTACTTCCATCAGAACTTACAGAGCTAGCACAAGATGCTGTCAACTCAGCAATTGTTGCAGGCGTTGGATTAGATAAGACATACGATGATGCAGGAAATACAATAACATTAGATATTGACTCTACTGTAGCAACTAAAACATTTGCAGCAGAGCTTTTAACAAATGCTACAAAATCAAACATTGTAATTACTGGAGATCAAAATGGTCTTACAATTACTGCAGAAAACGGAGTCGCAGACTCTACAACAGATAACCTTGCAGAAGGCTCAACTAATAAATATTTTACAGATGAAAGAGCGCAGGATGCTGTAGGAAATGCTTTAGGAAATGGTCTTAAGTATACAGACTCAACTGGAGCAATTGAACCAAATTTAACAACAGCTGGCGGAATAAAAATAGATGTATCTGGCAAATTAGCTGCAGATTCTCAATACGTAACATTTAATACTGAGACACAAACGCTTACAAATAAAACATTAACAACTCCAAAGGTTAATGAAAACGTTGCGCTTACATCAACATCAACAGAGTTAAATATACTTGACGGAGCAACATTATCTACAACAGAACTTAATTATGTAGATGGCGTTACATCAGCAATTCAGACTCAAATTGACAACAAGGCTTCTTTATCTGGAGCTACATTTACAGGAGCAATATCTGGTACAAGCCTTACTTTGTCTGGTGACCTTACTGTTAATGGAACTACAACAAATATTAACTCTACTAATTTAACTGTAGAAGATAAGAATATCGTTTTAGGAGATACCGCAACACCATCAGATGCAACTGCAGATGGCGGAGGTATTACATTAAAGGGCTCTACAGATAAAACTTTTGCATGGTCAGATGCTACAGATTCATGGACATCATCTGAAAATATAAACCTTGCTTCAGGCAAGTCTTACACTATTAATGGAACTAATATTAAAAATGTATCTGAGACTCTTACAAATAAGACTCTTACATCTCCAACAATAACATCCCCAACAGTTTCTGGCCTATATTTATCAGACAACTCAGTAACATTTGAAGGACAAGGCGGAGATGATCAATATGAGACTATACTTTCTGTAGAAAATCCTACAGCAGATAGAACTATTATTCTTCCAGATGCTTCAGACCGTTTAGTTGGTAGAGCAACAGAGGATACATTAACAAATAAAACATTAACTCTTCCAAAAATTAATGATAATACTTTGCTTACAGCAACTTCAACAGAACTTAATGTTTTAGATGGAATTACTGCCTCAACTTCAGAATTAAATAAGCTAGATGGAGTAACTGCAAGCACAGCAGAAATTAATACTTTAACTGGAATAACTGCTTCAGCATCAGAACTTAATATTTTAGACGGAGCGACATTATCTACAACAGAATTAAATTATGTACAAAATGTTACTTCTTCAATTCAAACACAATTAAATTCAAAGCAACCAAAAATTACTGGAGTTTCAGATACAGAAATTGGTTACCTTGATGGAGTTACCTCTGCAATCCAGACACAAATAGATTCTAAGCTTCCAAAAGCTGGTGGAACTATGACAGGTGCCATTGCAATGGGCACAAATAAAATTACAGGCTTGGGAACACCAACAGACAATACAGATGCATCAACTAAAAATTATGTAGATTTAGCGGCAGCTGCTTCTATTACAAGCTCTAACTCTACTACAACTACAAAATTAGGCGATTACACAATTGATGGTACTGCTGGAAATACAGTAACTTCAAGAATTGCTACAGCTAAAGGGCAGGCCAATGATTATACAGATTCCGCAATAAGTGGTCTTAGCAATACAGTTACTACAGAGTATGTACCTTTAGCAATTTTAGCTCAAGAAGATGGAGTTGCAACATTAAATTCATCTGGCTACGTTCCTTTAACACAGTTAGACCCAGTTGTTGTAACAACAACAGGTGGAACAATTCCTTTAGCTAAATTAGATTCAACTGTTGTTTTGACAACATCTGCTCAAACACTTACAAATAAAACTTTAACCTCACCAAAAATTAATGAAAACGTTGCTCTTACTACAACAGCAACTGAGTTAAATTATGTTGGTGGAGTAACATCAAGCATTCAAACTCAATTAGGTACTAAATTAAACCTATCTGGTGGAACAATGACTGGAGCTTTAACTCTTTCTGCTGCCCCAACATCAGACCTGCATGCAGCAACTAAACTATATGTTGATAACGTAACTGCTGGAATTAACTTCCACGAATCAGTTCACGCAGCCTCAGTATCAAACCTATCAACAATTTATAACAATGGAACATCTGGAGTAGGCGCAACACTTACAGCAGATACAAACCGTGCATTCTCAACACTTGACGGAGAATCAGTTGTTGTTGGACAAAGAGTACTTATTAAGAACCAGACAGACTCAAAGCAAAACGGTATTTATACATTGACAACATTAGGTTCAGGATCTGCTCCATGGGTATTAACTCGTGCAACAGATGCAGATAATAACCCAGTTGGAGAAATGAAGACAGGTGACTTTGTATTTGTTCAAAACGGAACAATAAATGCATCTATTGGATATATTAATAATTCAACAGCAAACCCAATAGTAATTGGAACAAGCAATATTACTTATACAGAGTTTAATGCTGGTAAAACAGTAGTTGCTGGAACTGGTTTGACAGAAGCAACTCCTGGAACATTATCAATTGATACTGGTATAACTGCTAATTTATCAGGTGCTCAGACATTAACTAATAAAACAATTTCTGGTAGCTCAAACACATTAACAAATATTGCAAATAATAGCCTAGTTAATAATTCTATAACTTTAGGTACAGTAACTACAATACTTGGAAATACATATACAACATTAGAAGGATTTACATCAATCTCTGCAACAACATTTACTGGTGATTTTACTGGAAATTTGACAGGAAATGCATCTACGGTAACAAATGGTATTTATACAACTGGCACATACGCAAATCCAGCTTGGCTTACATCTTTAAGCGCAACAAAAGTTGGTTTAGGAAATGTTGAGAATACAGCTCTTTCAACATGGACTGGAAGCACTTCATTAGTTACACTAGGTACAATTACAGATGGAACATGGTCTGCAAATACAATTGCCTTAAATAAAGGTGGAACTGGTGCAACTACACAAATTGGAGCAGCAAATGCAATATTACCATCACAGACAACAAATGCAAATAAATATTTAACTACAGATGGCTCAAATGTTTCATGGGCATCGGTTCCAGCAGGATATAATGCACCAACAATTGGTACAACATTATTACAGTCTGGAACGACTTATCCAGGATTTGCTAATTTACAATTAGCAACTGCAACACTAGATAATGCAACAATTAATGCTGCAACAATGACTGGGGCTATTATAGTACCAACCCCAACAGCAAATAGCCATGCAGCAACAAAATTATATACAGACACAGCAGCAACAAATGCAGCAACAGCTGCTGGAACAATAGAAAGAACATATACAAATGATCGTTTAGACATAGTTCCATTAGATGATATAAGCACATTATTTAATGGGTCTGAGTCTAGATTCCCAGCAAAGGTCGGTGGAACGAAAATAGATATTACTAACCCGCTTAGACTTTTGATAAACATTAATGGTATAATTCAAATGTTGGGTAATCAAGATAACCATTGGTTGTCGCCGATTAATGAAGATGGATTTTATATAGATGGAGACGGATATATAGAATTTGGGGAGCCAATACCATTTGGTTCTACATTTGATGCAAGGCTTATGCCAGGCAAGACAAGCAATACTTTAGAAAAATCAAGATATCCGTTCAGAGCAACAGATATATTACTAGGAGCGTAACGCAAATGGCAAGAAAAATTTTATTAGAAACAGCATATACATTTACACCGTCAGCAAATACGGTTGTAATTCCAAAGACAATTTTGAGAGAAAGACTGTTACTTATCACAAATGTGACATCTAACCAAGTTATTTATAACTTCTCAGATCCAAGTTTAAAAGCAACATCATATATTACTAACACAGACTCAAGCGCAAATGAGTCTACAACAATTGTATTAAGCTACAATACAGCAGCAATGCTTTCAACAGACAAGCTTTCCTTTACAATTGATGAATATGCTGAAAAATTTGAGCCAGCAGAGACATTGATGGACCCAACAAATAAGTTGAGAGTATCAACTCCACAATCTCTTATCGATACCGACTTTGAGTATGGTACACAGATTTCTAAGTGGGAAAATTTAGGTCTTTATAACAATAGACCATTTTCTTATACAAGCCCAACACAAATTTCAAATATTTCAGGAATTGCAATGGCTAATGGTTCTAGAACTGTTACAGTCACACTTTCATCTGGAGCAGCTCCAGCAAACAATACACCAATTGTTGTACAGGATACATACCTACAAGCAGCAAATGGTAACTTTATTATCGAAACAGGCGGAGGAGGATCATCATTTACTTACACTGCGTCATCAACAAATACTACATCAGTGACAGCGATCTTTGATCCAAATAAAACAGTAGTATCAACAGGAAATCTATTTTCTGGTGCACAAATTGGTGGAACACCAACTCTTTCATATTCTGGTCGCAAAATTACAGTAACAACTACAATTCCTCATGGCCTAGCATTAGGAAATGAAATTGTAGTAATGGGTGTAACAGCTTCAACAAATGCACCAAATGGAAATATGGAAGTTGCACAGATTACAAGCTCTACAGTCTTCTCATACTATGCAGATGCTATTCCAACTGGAACTTTAGCTGCAGGTTCAATTTACGTAAGACCACAAGCATCATTCTCACACAGACCAGCAGATGGCGGAGTTATTTTCGGTACAAACTCTGGTTCAAATTATGCTTCAGCAACAAGACAGACAAGACGTTATTTCCGTTACCAATCAGGTAAAGGTATTCAATTCTCATCTGGAACAATTTTAAAGCCATACGCAGGTATTGATTCAATTACTTGGGATGGATCTATTGTTACAGTTCAAACAAAAGAAAGACACAATATTCAGCCAGGAACAGTTGTTAAGGTTGGTGGTTGTGATCAGTATCAATTTAATGGAACATTTACAATTACAAGCATTATAGCTTTTGATAAGTTCCAGTACACACCAACAACTTCACCAACAACATCAATTGCTACTGGTGCATTTTATGCTTCAGTAGAAGGATGGACTGGCTGCCAAAATAGACTAGGCGGATTTGATAGTCAAAATGGTTTATTCTTTGAGTATGATGGTAAGACATTGTATGCAGTTAGAAGAAATTCTACATTCCAGGCTTCTGGAAGAGTTAGCGTAACAAATGGAACATCTTTGGTTACACAAACATCTTCAACATTCCCAACCTACTTTGCAAAGCAATTTGCACCAGGAGACTACATTGTAATTAGAGGTCAATCATATAAGATTCAAGATATTGCATCAAACGTATCTATGACAATTACGCCAGCATATCGTGGAGCAACCACAGATTATGCAATTCTTTCAAAGACTCAAGAAACTCGTATTGCTCAATCATCGTTTAATATTGATAAACTAGACGGAACAGGCCCATCACAATACAATCTAGACTTAGGCAAAATGCAGATGTTCTATATTGACTATACATGGTATGGTGCTGGTTTCGTAAGATGGGGTGTTAGAGGTCCAAAAGGTAACGTTGTTTATGTACACAAGATGCCTAACAACAACATGAATACAGAAGCTTATATGCGTTCTGGAAACTTGCCAGGAAGATATGAATCTACAACAACACCTCCTTATACATTTACTAAGGCAGATATGCTAACAACAGATTCAGCTATATCAGTTTCAGATACTACCAAATTCCCAGACGCAGGTACACTTGTAGTTAGAAATGCAAGCACATACGAGTATGTAAACTATACTGGAAAAACACAGTCTACTGGTATTTACACCACTACAGCTACAGGAACATCTGGAGTCGGAACTCTTGTTGTAGGTTCAAATACTGGACTAGCCGTAGGAATGACTGCAACTGGTATTGGAGTTGGTTATGGCGCAACAATTACAAACGTAAACGGAACAGTCATTACTGTATCTGTTGCAAATACATCTGCAGTCAACGGAAACGTTGTATTCAGCGGTGGAGCAACATCTGGTACATTCACTGGTTTAACTAGAGCAAAAGCTGGAGAAGCAAGCGTAAGCTTAACAATTGCAGCTGGAGCAAATGGTTGTACTGGAGTAACAACAACAAACCTACAAGTAGGTATGAGAGTAATTTCTTCAGCTTTCCCTGAAGGAACATATATTTCAAAGATTGTTGGAAGCGAAGTTACTTTCTCACAAGCAGCACTTTCTGCAAATCCAACTGGAGTAATTTTTGCTCCAATGGGTGCAACATCAGCTCAATTATTTACATATTCTGATACAGCCCCAACATGTGTTGAATTAGCTTTCCCAACATTCTCAGCATCAATTTCACACTGGGGAACATCAGTAATTATGGATGGTCGCTTTGATGATGATAAGTCGCTTGTCTTTACATATGGACAAAGAGTTGCAACAGCACTGGCACCAGCACAAAACGTTACAACAACAATCACAGGAACATCTGGAGCGAATACAATTGTAGTTGGTTCAGGTACAAACTTAGTACCAGGCATGTCAGTGACAGGAACTGGTATCGGAGCAGGAGCAACTGTAACAATTGTTAACGGAACAGGTATTACATTATCTGTTAATAACTCAGGAACAGTTTCTGGTAACGGAACATTCTCTGGTGGTAACTCAAAGGCACTATTCTCAATTAGAGTAGCCCCTTCAGTAGATAATGGTATCGCAGCAGCGTTCGGTGCTCGTGAACTTGTAAACAGAATGCAGCTAACACTTAGAGCTCTTGATGTTACAACTTCAACAGCAGGTGCAAACCTACTCGTAACAGCCGTTTTGAATGGCCTTCCAAGCTCATCAACTCCTTGGACAAATGCAGTAGGAAATGCAGCAGGAGCAGTTAACTCTTCTCTAGCACAAATTGCAGATTATGCTGGTGGTTTAACAACAGTGTCTGGTGGAGAAGTAACAGCTGGATTCTTCGTTGGAACTGGTGCAAACTCAATCGATCTTTCAGGAGTTCGTGATCTTGGTAACTCTGTCCTTGGTGGCGGAGGAGTAAATGCTAACACAAATATCTATCCAGATGGACCAGATGTACTTACAGTAACAATTTCAAACCTTGGTACTACATCTGCATCAGTGTTCGGTAGATTATCTTGGACAGAAGCTCAGGCATAAGGAGAATATAAATTGTCTATCAATAAGGCTAAAGTCAATTACGATGATGCCCTTGAGGTCAAATCTATAGTCTCATCTGATTCAGCGGGATTTAATGGTGTAACCTCTTTGGCTGGTACTACCAAATTACTAGGAATACTTGATTTATCTCAAGGAACAGTAGTGTTTGCAGATGGTATCCAGTCAAAGCAGGGAACACCTTCCCTAACTGATATTAAAGTTAAATATTTTAACTACACATTATCATCATTAGATGATAGAGATAGTATTATTGAAATGAATAATGTTGCTGCAAATACATTAACTGTTCCATTAGATTCTACAACTAACTTTCCTATTGGAACAACTATTGATATAATTCAAGCAAATGCTGGTCAAACTACAGTTGTTGCAACAGCAGGAGTTATTATTAATGCTACACCTGGTTTACAGCTAAGACAAAAATGGTCTGTTGCTACATTATTAAAAAGAGCACCAAATACATGGTTGCTTTTTGGCGACTTAACAGCTTAAAGGGGATATAAATGAGTAAAAAGGCTGGTAGAAAATCTGATCAATTAGCTGGTGACTTTCAGATACCATCTAAACCAAATAAACCTACCGCTGTAGATGTTGGAACTAATAGACTATATAATAATGGTTCACATATTGTTTCATTTACATATCCTTCAGGTCAGCCACCAGTTTCTTCATATACAGTTATTTCTTCTCCTGGAGGATTTACAAATGTTGGAGCATCAAGTCCAATTACAGTTGTAGGTCTACAGTCTAATATTGATTATACTTGGACAGTAACTGCAACTAACGTAAATGGAACATCAGACCCTTCAGATCCTTCTGATGCAGTAAAAGCTACAACAGTTCCAGAAGCACCAATTAATGTAACAGCAATATCAAATACAACTGGACCAGGGCATAATGCAAACACTCCTGATCTTCGTGGACAAGATACTGTTTCGTGGACAACTCCAACAAATAATGGTGGAAAACCAATATCAACTTATACTGTTTTATCATCAGATGCAGTAGCTCAACCAGGAGGTCTTGGTCCTTCTTATACCGTAACAGCACCAACAACAACTATAAATATTAGAGAAACTATGGGTACTACTCAAACCTATACGGTTACTGCAAATAATGCTAATGGTTCATCTTTAGCTGGAGCAAGTTCCTCTGTTACTACATTCTTTTCCCCACCAGTATTCTTTTCGCCACCTCTATTCTTTGCGCCACCGCTGTTCTTCAGCCCACCGCTGTTCTTCAGCCCACCCCTATTTTTTGCGCCACCGCTGTTCTTCAGCCCACCGCTGTTCTTCAGCCCACCTCTATTCTTTGCGCCACCGCTGTTCTTCAGCCCACCGCTGTTTTTCAGCCCACCTCTATTTTTTGCGCCACCGCTGTTCTTCAGCCCACCAGGGTTCTTTAATCCTCCTGGATTCTTTTCACCACCAGCGTTCTTTGCGCCACCTCTATTTTTTGCGCCACCGCTGTTCTTTTCCCCACCAGCATTCTTTTCACCACCAGGGTTTTTTAACCCTCCTGGATTCTTTTCACCACCAAGATTCTTTGCACCCCCATTATTTTTCTCCCCACCAAGATTCTTTTCCCCACCAGCATTTTGTATTGCAGAAAATACATTAGTCTTAACTACAGACGGATACAAGAAGGCAAAAGATATTGAAGTTGGTGATATTTTATCAACAGTCTCATTTAATAATCTTCCTTTAGGAGATAGTAATTGTTCAATAGGTAATATTACAGATAAATGTATTGATATTGTTGACAAATGGAACTCTGAAGGACTACATGGTGTTAATTTCCTAGAGTCAAAAGTTACAGATATTAAAGAAGCAGTATATGAGTCTTCAATCTATTTTAATGATGATTTTTCAAAAGAGCTATCTTTATCAGAACAGATACTTGTAAACAGAGATGAAAAGTTTACATTTAAAACAACATCTGAAATTAAAGTAGGAGATACTATAATATCTTACTCAGATAAAGATTTAATTGATATTAAAGTTGAGTCTATTAATATTGTAGAAAAAGAAACAAAAACATTTTTATTCTACAGAGATCCATATGGATTAATTATTGCAGACGGTATGCTTGCATATAATGGTTGTCCAGCCCTTTCCTTGACCAACAACTAACTAAATGCTATAGTATATTTATGTACTCTAGAAAAGAAGAAGTCTTTCATGGCATCTGGAAATATTCAGATGTTTTTACTCCAGAGCTGGATTTAATTAATAGAATTGAATCAGAAGTAGAAAAAGAAGAGTTTTCCTGGAGAAAAGGTACAGTTGGGTTAGATGCTGAATATCCAGAATACAGAGATTGTTATGATCTTAAATTAAGTAGACTAGGCAAATCTCATCCCTTATATCAGGATATTTATAATGCTCAAGTACCATGTGTAAATGATTATTGCTCAATGTATACAATTGAAATGAATTATTGGGAATGGACTAATATTGTTAAATATGAACCAGGACAACATTTTCAAGAACATGCTGATCATGGCTGGTCATATATATCAACTGTATCTTTAGTTGGATATCCAAATGATAATTATGAAGGCGGAGATCTTTATTTTCCAAAACTTAATGTAACAATAAAGCCAAAAGCTGGAGACTTATATATATTCCCATCAGCATATATTTATTCACATGTTGCAAGACCAGTTTTATCTGGAACAAAGTATTGTTTTGCTACGATGTTAGATTATAATGATGACGCACATTCAAAAGAATTTGAAGATTATTTAGATAAAAAATATAACAAAGAAAAGAGATTAATATAATGTTACCAAATGCGGAACTTCTTTATCCAGGTATTATTGTTTATAGAAATGTTTTTAGTGGATTAAATGTAATTGATAGGCTAGAAGAAGTTCTTTCTAATGATAGCTATGAAGAAAAATGGGCAGAGGCGTCTGTTGGATATTCTAAGCTAGATAAGTCTTATAGAGATTGCTGGGATCACCATATTAAAAAGAACATATTTGATGATACGGGTAAACCAGAATCTCAATTAAAGCTTGAATCAATATGGCAGGACTGCAGAGATGCACAAGATGCTGCTGTAGAAGATTATAGAGCAATGTTTAACTTACCGCCATTTGGATATTGGGAATCTTTTAATTTCATTAAATATGGTGCAGGTCAACATTTTCAAGTACATTCAGATCACGGATATTCTTATGTTTGTGTACTTTCTTCTGTTGGATATATTAACGATGATTATGATGGCGGGGAACTATATTTTGATAAACTTGGACTTACCATAAAGCCAAAAGCAGGAGATCTTTATTTATTTCCATCTTCATATATATATTCTCATTCTGCAATGCCAGTTACAAAAGGTATTAAGTATTCTGTAGTTACAATGCTTGACTACTCAATAGCTACACATTCTCCAGAATATCGTGAGCTTGAACAAAAGTATGCACTAGTAAAAGAATAAGGAATATTAATGATTAATTTAGAAGTTTATAGATCAGGTCCAGATTCAGCAAACATAGAACCTCTTTCTGGTAAAAGACAGTGGATGGATGATAGTCAAGAAAAGCATGCATATAGATGTTTCCCTTTGAGCCTATCAAATCAACTGGGATGGTCTTTATCTTTTCCAGAAGATATAACATTTATGTGGGATGGTGAAATTACAACATCTTCAGAAAACGTTAAAGTTCTTCAAGGAGAAAAATATTGTAGTACAGCTAGAGGAAATGCAACAATTAGCTTTAATACAAATTTAACTTTTAGAACTGATGCAAATCATAGTTTACTATCATATCCAGTACCAAATCATTTTGTAGATGGAGCAACACCATTTACAACTTTAATGAGCACATCATTTTTTGAAGGTCAGCTTCCAGTTTCTTGGAGAATTACAAGGCCATTTACACCAATAACAATTAAGGCAAATGAACCTTTTATAGCAATTCTTCCAGTATCATTAACAGAACTTCATTCTTCAGTGGCACAAATAAAGCCAATAGATAACATGAAACCAATATATAGAGAAAAGCCATTAACGCTTGAAGGAGCAATAGAGGCTGGGAAAAAAGCAGCAGAAAATGGTGGATGGACAGATTACTATAGAGATGCTGTTGATTATATGGGTAATAAATTAGGTGAGCATGAAGTAAAGTCAGTTAAGCTAAGAGTAGAAGGTCACTAAATGAATAAGATAGGATTTTGGTCAAATCGTATTGCAAATAACGATTCCACTATTCCTGTTCCCGCAAAGAAAATAATTCCAGAATGGTTTGCAAATGCAAAGAAATATTGGAAAGATGAAAATGATCAAGAGTTTATAGTTGCTCCAGAAGAAAAGGGTTTAGGGTTTAAATCTTGCCCAGCATTATTAGATATATTTAATTCTGGTTACCTTTTAGTTACACCGTGTGATGTAGTTATATATAAACAAGATAATAAAAGATTTGCTGTATCTTCACCAGGCTTTGATGATTTTTGTGAAGCAAGGCCATTTATGGGTGAATTTAATTATCCTCATGGTTATGGAACAGATTCTTTTCATTGGTTTCCAAACTGGGGATTTGATTTACCAGAAGGATATAGCGCTTTAGTTTTACACCCATTAAATAGATATGAGTTACCTTTTTTAACAACAAACGGTATAATTGATAGTGATAGGTATGGCTCTCCAGGATTGATGCCATTTTTTCTTAAAGAAAATTTTACTGGCATAATACCCAAAGGAACTCCATTTGCACAAATAATACCCTTCAAGCGTGAAGACTGGAAAGCAGATTACAAATTTTTAGAAGAAAAAGAAATGATTGCAAGACATGAAAAAACTGCAGGTAAATACCGTGTTCCATTTGGTGGAATATATAAAAGACATACCTGGGTTCCAAAGAAATACGAATAGAGGATGACATGGATCAAAATTTAGCTTGGGATGAAGGAATTAGAACTGCAAGAACTTCTATAACACCTTCAGGATATTTTGGAAACTCTACAGACAATATTGTTGAACTTGAGAATATTGTAACAGAAGAAGAGTGCGAGTATATCTTAGAGTTTGCTAAACAAAATGAAATTTGGGATGTAACCCGTTCTGCAAAAAATGAAAATGGTAACATCATTTATGATCACAATGTTTGGGCTAATCGTGTTGCAACTAAGCCATCTTTAGATCAATGTGATCCAAAAGTTACTGAAATTCTTAATAATATTTATGCAAGAATAAAGCCAAAGATTGAAGAGCATTTTAATGTGGAATGTTATCCAACTGGACCATGTGTTGTTAGATGGCCAGTAGGAACAATGCAATGGCCTCATGCAGATAAAGAACTTCATGAGGGTCCAGATGCTGGAACACCAGGAAACTTTCCATGGTATGACCTAGGAACAGTTATTTATTTTAACGATGACTACGAGGGCGGAAGACTTCATTTTCCAAAACAAGAAATTGCTTTTAAACCAAAAAAGAGAGCAGCCTACTTCTTTGTAGGAGACTTAAATTATATTCATGGGGTAGATGTAATTACAGATGGAGTAAGATATACGTCTCCTTTATTTTGGACAATTACAAAACTGGAGGCAAACAAGTGATGTCAAACTTTACAATTAAAACTTTATATCCAAAGATTGATGTTTACAAAGGTTTGCTTCCAGACCATAAAGAAATTTTTGAAGTAATTAAATCTACAGAAGATACAGAAGGAGAACACTATTTTAATAAGTGGACTCCATGGAGCGCATTTGGTCTTTACTCATCAACTAAATTTAAGGGTGGAGTCCAAGACCAATTAGGAAAAAATGAAATATTTGATAAACAGTATTGGGCAGCAGAAACAGTTTACGATGCATATAAAATTGCAGTAGATGACTATATTGAAAGAAATAATGTTATTCTGCCAGAAGGATCAGAACTTGGCTCTTCCTCTTTTTGTAAATATCATAGCAATTTAAATGTTTTAAATAATAACTTAACTATGCAATATCATACAGATTTTAAACAAAGCGAAAAAGATATGCCAGGAAATCAGTTCTTCCTAACCTGTACTGTTTATATAAATGATGATTATGAAGGCGGAGACATAGAGTTTTATATTGATGGAGATACAGCAGCTTACAAACCAGAGGCTGGAGATATTATGGTGTTCCCATCTGGAGAGCCGTATTATCATGGAGTCAAAACAGCAAACAATGGAACTAAATATTTAATTAGAAACTTTATGGTTTACCCAAACCCAGGATCAAAAGAATGGCTTGAAAATCAAGCTAGATATGGTGCTGTTAAATGGGCAAAGATGGAAGAAGAAAGATTATCTAAAGATAAATATGGCGGAAACATATTTATTAAAGATGGCAAAAGGGTAGACAGTCCTGAAGAAAGGGATCAGTAAATGGAGATAGTAGCTTTAAAAGACGACGTATTTGTAATAGATGATTTAATTACACCTGCAGAATGTCAATCAATCATTGCTTATTTGGATGGTATTGTAAATGCTAATTTATTGCAATGGAACCAGATATCATTTTTTGGATCTTTTGCAATGGGTTATTGGCCAAGTGATCCAAACTTGTTACACTTTGGTTTACCAGAAGATTATTTTGCACAACTTAAAAAGAAAATTAAAGATGCTGGAGAAGAATGTTTTAAGCGTGAATTTTCTGAAGTAAGTTATCATGCACAAAAATGGGTAGAAGGCGCATTTGCTGGTTTTCATTCTGACAATAGTCATGAAGATGGTAGTCCAAGTGCATTTTATAAAAGTAAGTATGCTGGCTTTTTGTATTTAAATGATAATTTTAATGGTGGTTTTTTAAACTTTAAGCATCATGATATTACCATAAAAGCAAAGCCAGGAAGACTAGCTTTCTTTAAGGGCGGTTATGGGAATGAGCATGAGGTTACTACAGTTAAAGATGGAGAAAGATATACCGTTGGTTCATTCTGGGATAATGCTGATGAAGTTTATACACCAGAACAAGTTGCTGAATGGGAAAAAGAATTAAAAGAAACTAGAGCTTCTCAACAAGAAACATACAAGGAATGGGAAGAAGCCAAGAAAAATGGAATGATCCCACAATATATAGGTAAATATGATTAAAGAAGTATTACATCCAGAAATTCATTATTATAAAAATGTTATTTCTAACCCAAAGGCTTTTGTAAAAGAGTTAGAGGATATGGATAGCTTTCAGTCAACAGTATCTCAAATATCAAAGTGGGAACAGTGGACTGCATCAAATCATGATGTTGTATATGGATCAGTTAAAAGATGCTTTTTAAATTTGTTTCAAAATACAACAGATGCTGATAGGGTAAATTCAAAGCTCTGCTCTATAGTTGCACACAATGTAATTTCTATAGGTGAGCAATATTCCTTAGATTCTGGAATAGACCTCGGATATCTACCAGTATATTTTGGCATTAATAAATATAATGTTGGTGTTCACATGGGCGCACACGTAGATGCATATGATGGGGCTCAAGATGAATCTACTGTTTCTATGGTTATGTATTTAAATGATGACTACGAAGGCGGAGAGATAGAGTTTCCAGAGCATGGGATATCAATTAAACCAGAAGCTGGAAGCGTAGTCGTATTTGCCTCAAAGGGCGTTTTACATGATCCAAAACCTACAATATCTGGAACTAAGTATATGATCCCCATATTCTTTTTCAAAAGATAGATATTAGTATATAATAAAAGAATGTCATACCAACTTAAAGTAATCAAGGATCAACCAGTAGGGTTTTGGGCCTTAGATGAAACTTCTGGAACTTCAGCTACAGACTCATCTGGTTGCGGAAATTCTGGCACATATACTGGTGGAATTACAAATGGTCTTATGCCATTAATTCCAGGCGGACTTCAGGGTTCTTTAATTACTAGTTCAAAATCTATTTCGTTTCCAATAGTAAATAACTATTACGGAAGTTCTGGATATAAAAGCTTGGCAGATGTAAATTCATTAGATAACGATTGTTCTTTTGAAGTATGGTTTTACCCAAAATTTGCAACAACAAACGAGACTGTCATATTTGGTAACTCAACAAATCTAGTTGGTTTATTTTATGATTCTGGAGATATTGTATTTAAATTTGCTCAATATACTGCTAGATATACTTTACAACATATTTCAAAATCTCATCATATTGTTGGAACTTATTCACCTTCAGAAATTAAGCTATATATTGATGGTGAGATTAAAGCTACAACATCTATTACAGACCTTCCAAGCCTTTCTCAGACTGGTTTAACACTTAACGCTGGTCCAACCATAAGTGCATCAGATTCTTTTGTCATAGACGCCCCTGCGGTTTATAGACATGCATTACCTATATCAAAAATAATTAATCATTATTCTGAAATTCAGCCAATACCAGCACATCAAGTTGCATTTCCAGATAGCGGAAGAATATTTGAAATTCAAGATGATAATATATCTACAGCATATTCATATTCATATCCAGGAAACAAGCCATTAAATTATTTAATAACGGATGGACTTTACTATAATACAGAAGAACAATATATCTCTCTTGTTAAATCAGATTTAGGTGGGGCATCGTCAATAGAAATTCTTGATTTTATTTCTATCCCTTCAGGAATTGAAGCTAACTCTTCTAAAATTGAATGGAACGGATCAAATGGAATTGCAGTTTCAATAAATGATCAGCTATGCGTAAATGGCGGGGAGATTCCAAACTACTCAAAAAATAGCTTTTCTTCAGAAACTGGAATGAACATTAAGATAACAATATCTTCTTCCGATGTAAGCAAATATATTCCTAGACTATATGGACTTTCAATTACTCTGTACAAGGATCAGACGGTCTTTGCTTCAAATTCTGCAGACTACATAAATCATTTAAGCACTGAGTCATTTACTCTAGGCAGTAAAAAATATCCAATACTGTCAAGGGATAGCCGAAATGGGGTTAAGACATTTAGTAGCTCTGGATTTAATTTAAATACAGAAGAACTGATTAGCACGGTAGAATTTTTCTACACCCCCTCAGCTTTGTCTAACAGTGGACTGGTATCTTCAATTTCTGGAACAGGGGCTGCTTCAAATTACTCATGGATTACCGCTGGTACCGTAAGCAAGACTAACGTTGCTGGTATATATGTAAATGGTGTAAATAAGACATCTCAGACATTAATATCAAACCTGTTCTCTGCGGGAGAGATTTACCATGTTGTAATTGTATACACTAGCCCTATATCTGGAGCATTAAAATTTAATTCATCGGCAGCTGGCTCAGTTTCTTCCACATATCAAAATATTGCCCTGTACCAGACGGCATTTGATGCCACAAAAGTATCTCAGCATTATTCTTTATACACACAGAGATCCATATCTTTGGCTGACGATTCGTCAATTACGATGACAGAAAACGGAACCTTTGTATATAACAATGACTGGCTTGTAATACAAAACATATAATTTTGTCATAAGGCATGACAAAAACTAGACTTATATCCAGGATAATGGTAAAATAAAACACTATGGACTTCAATAAGATAAACACAAAGGTTTTAGACGAAGAGTCAACGCTGGGCATTTATGTCTGGGAAATGCCAGACGGCAGATGGATTGGCGATGACGACGGCAATTATCTATCTATTACATCTAAAAAGAATAATAGATCACGCATGGATGCCTTGGCTAGAGAAGTAAGATCTTATGGAATTCATGAAGGGCAGCCGCTTTTTCTTTCAGCAAGAAGAAAAATTGATGATGAAGAATTTCTTTATCAGAGCCAAAGACTTAACCTGGGCTTAGTTCCAGACCCACTCGATATTGGAAATTATAAAGATGAAATGAAAAAGTTAGGTAATCTAAGGGGTTAAAATGGAATTCATGCATGAAGAAGACTCACAAAATATTATTGATATTTCTAATACTGCAGACTGGTTTTCTTTTAAAAAAGAAATAACAACAAGCAACGACCCATTTGCTATAGACGTTGAAGAATTAAAAAAGTTTAAAGGTCTAAGCCCAGCATTTCGTAGAAAAATGAATCGTGATTTTTCAAAGTCATTTTCTGGAATTGATGGAGTTACAACACAACAGAATTTATTGGCTCAAGCAATTACTGGCTACGCAATGTTCGATCTTATCGAGCCACCATATAACCTAGAATACCTTTCAAAAATTTATGAAGTTTCAACATATAACTATGCTGCAATTAATGCAAAGGTCTCTAACATTGTTGGTTTAGGATACGACTTTATTGAAACAAAAAAAACCAATGATGCGTTTGATGCAATAGAAGATGAAAAAGTTTTGGCTAGAGCACGTAAGAAGCTTGGTAAGCTTAGACAAGATATGCAAGAGTGGTTAGATACAACAAACGATGAAGATACATTTACTCAAACTTTAATTAAGGTCTATACAGATTTAGAAGCTACTGGAAATGGGTTCCTAGAAATTGGTAGAACGACATCAGGCAATATTGGTTACATTGGGCATATTCCAGCAAAGACAATGAGAATAAGAAGATTGCGTGATGGCTTTATTCAATTACTTTATGGCAAGGCTGTGTATTTCCGCAACTTTGGAGACTCAGAAACATTGAGTCCAATTACTTCACAAGAAGAAAGACCTAATGAAGTTATTCATTTTAAAAAGTATACTCCTATGAATAACTACTATGGAATTCCAGACATCATTGCCGCACAGACAGCGTTGGCTGGTAACGAATTTTCTGGTAGATATAACCTAGACTACTTTGAAAATAAAGCGGTCCCAAGATATATTATTACAGTAAAGGGAGCAAAGCTTTCACC